TGGTTAAGTTGATTGGAGCTGCATCTGGAGTAGTTGCTGCAAACAGTTCAACTTATATCTCTGGTGCTCCTTTGAGCTCAATCACTTCAGCTAACGTAATCTCTATTTTCGATGGAGTTTACAAGGCTATCCCTGCACAGGTTGTAGCTGCTGATGACATGACTATTTTCTGTGGTCAAGATGTTTTCAGAACTTACACTATTGCATTGAAAGATGCAAACCAATTCCACTACTCAATTGATGTTAAAGCTGATAGCGAGTTCATTTTGCCAGGCACTACTATCAAAGTTGTAGCTGTTGCAGGTTTGAACGGAACTAACAAGGTTTACGCAATGAGATTGAGCAACTTGTTCCTCGGAACTGATTTGCTTAATGAGGAAGAAAAATTTGAAATCTTCTATGCAAAAGAGGCTGACCAAGTACGTTTCGTATCTGAATTCAAGATGGGTGTGAACATTGCATTCCCTGATGAAGTTGTGAAATTTATCCTTGCATAATTAATGGGGAGGTAAAACTCCCCTTTTTATAACAGTTAAAATTATTTTAATATGCCATGTGCACTCACTCAGAATTATGTCCTTGACTGTAAAGACAGTTTAGGAGGCATTACGGAGGTTTACTTTATGGCAGCCCAAGATGTGGCATCTTACACTGTTTCAGGCGGTGTAGTTACTGCTCTTACTAAAGACTCTGGAAAGAGGTTTTATAAGTATGAGTTGGTGAAAGCTACTTCAAGTTTTGTTGAGAATATTAATGCATCAGTAGAGAATGGAACAATTTTCTATCAGCAAGAATTGACAATTGTTCTTAACAAACTTCAGGCAAATACAAGAAACGAAATCTTGTTGTTAGCTAAAAATCTCTTGGTAGCTGTTGCTAAAGATAATAACGATAAATATTGGTATCTCGGTTTAACCAGAGGACTTGACATCACAGCAGGTTCTTCTCAATCAGGTACAGCAGAGGGAGATAGATCAGGTTATACTTTGACCTTCACAGGCAAAGAGCCAGAACTCGCTCCTGAAGTTAACTCAACTGTAGCAGGTCAATTGACTACTGCAGGTTCATAATATATAGTGCGGTTTTTCATGTGCCCTGCCTTTTAGGTGGGGCATTTTTGTTAAATACCAGAGTTTTCTGCATTTATAATAGATGATACAGTTAACAAAAGGGCAGACTCAATTTATTTATCTAACTTTAACTGAAAAGCAGTTATTGCAGAGTCCTAATTATTTGTTTGTGTTTACCAATAGAAGTAGCAATCAGCAGGTAAAATTTGTAAAGCTGAATAATACTGATGTCAGCCAATACAAGGATAGATATAATAAATTTCAAATCATAGTAAATGACTATTTTAGCAGTAGCTTAAATGGTCAATGGGATTATCAGGTGTATGAACAGGCGAGTCCAACAAACACAAATCCTGCAGGATTGAATATGTTGGAGAGTGGAATTATGATGTTAAACCAATCGGCTACCATATTTACGGAATACACAACAACAGACACTTATAAAATAAGAGAATGAATTACGTTTTAGTACAATTTGCGGAAGCCAAACAACCTGAATACAGGGAGAAAAAGGGCGAAGGCTACATTCAATATGGAGATAGGAATGATTATCCAAACTATCTTGTTGAACTATTTAACAAATCTGCTAAACATAATGCAATTGTTAGAAACAAGGTGCATTACATTACAGGCAATGGTTGGACAGGAACAGCAGAGGGATTCATTCAGCAGCCTAATAGGAGCGAATCTTTGGATGATCTGACCAGAAAGGTATCTCTGGACATGGAACTCTTTGGAGGGGCATTTTTGGAGGTTATTTGGGGCATAGGAAAGGTGAGTGAGATTTGGCATTGTGATTATACCAAGTTTAGGACTAATAAAGACAATACTCAGTTCTGGTATAAGGAGGATTGGAAAGATTCTAAGGAGAAATATGAGGTTTATCCTGCATTCAATCCAAAGAATCCACAGGGAAAACAAATCCTTTACTTAAAGGAATACAGACCTAACGGAGGAGTTTATACTCTGCCTTCATACTTTGGAGCTCTTAACTATATTGAATCTGATATTGAGGTTTCTAAACACGTTTTAGGAAATGCTAAAACAGGGTTTTCTGCGAGTAAACTCATTACTCTCCCTAATGGAGAGCCTTCTCCTGAGGAACAGAGAGTTGTTCACAATAAGTTTAAAAACACTTACACAGGAGCTGATGGGATTAAATATATGTTGGCTTTTGTAAACGATGCATCCAGAAAGCCAATTGTAGATGATTTGGGGCAGTCAGATTTGACTAAAGAGGATTTTGGACAGGTAGATCAGCTCATCCAAACAAACATATTCTCAGGTCATCAGGTAACTACCCCATCCATTTTTGGCATTGCGGTTGCAGGTCAGTTGGGAACAAGAACAGAGATGAGAGATGGATATGAGATTTTCAAGAATACATATGTTAATGCAAAACAAATGTTTCTTGAGTCTGCATTTAATATGTTAGCAGGATATGCAGGTTATGCTGAAGATTTAAAAATAATGCCTACAGAACCTGTTGGAATTGATTTATCTGAAACAACATTAATGCAGATAATGGATAAAGATGAATTGAGAGAGAAAATAGGATTAAAGCCAATTGAAGTTAAGCAAACATCTACAAATCAGGATGTAATAGATGCTATTAATTCTCTTAGTCCATTGGTTGCTAATAAAGTTCTTGAGCAACTTACTCCTAATGAATTGAGGGCATTGATAAGCCTACAGCCTAAGGAGGGAGGGGAAATTTTAAATCCATCAAATCCTATTAATACACAACAATTTCAAGATCAATTTAAGATTTTTACTGAATTTGGAGAGGATAAAGGAGAGTTTAATGTTTGGAAAACAAAACATCTTTTTGGTGATGTTGAGTTGTTTGCTGATGTATCTCAATTGCAATCTAATATTTTGGATTTGATTGCTAAGGATAAAAGAATCACTCCAGAGGTAATTGCTGAAACTTTGAATGAGGATATAGGTTCAGTAAAAAGAGTTTTGGGATTACTTGCTGATAAAGGTTATTTAAAGGTAACTGAGCAGATTCAAGGTGAGGGAATAGATTCAAATGTGATCATAGTAAGAGAATTGACTGAGCCTCTGGCGGATATAGTTAAAAAAATAAAACCAGAAACAACAGAGTTTTTGATCAGGTACAGTTATGAATGGAAAAAATCAATCCCATCTGGGCAGAGAGATACAGCAGCTCATCCATCAAGAGAGTTCTGTAAATATCTACTACAGGCAAATAAGTTTTATTCCAGATCAGAGATTGAGCAAATGAGTGCAAGGCTTGGCTATTCTGTTTGGGATAGGAGAGGCGGTTGGTGGACTCAGCCTAATGGTCAGCATTCACCAAGTTGCAGACATGAATGGGTTTCTAACATTGTAACAAGAAAATAAAATGAGTTTAAACGTATTATTCATATCAGTTGACACTATCAAGGATAGGACAGGACTTCATAACAATGTAGATGAGAAATTGATCCTGCCAGAAATTAAAGCTGCTCAGGACATTTACATTCTACCTGCTTTGGGTAGTGCTCTTTACAACAGATTACAGGCAGGGATTCAGGCTAATGATCTTACACAGGGTGAAGTAACTCTGTTGAATGATTACATAGTTGATACTCTTGTAAACTTTGTTTTAAGTGAGCTGCCTCAGGGACTCAGTTTCCAATATTATAACAAGGGACTTCTGAGAAAAACAGGAGATAATTTTGATAGTCCATCTATGCAGGACATGATAGATGTAGCGAATAGGTACAAATCCAGAGCTGAGTTCTATAAACAAAGGCTCATTAAATATCTAAAGCAGCAATCATCAATAGGAAACTTTCCTCTGTATCTCAATTGGGGATCAGGCATTGATGTGGTCAGACCAGAGCATGATGGATATAATTCAACTATTTATCTGGGAGATGATACTTGTTGCGGAGGCAAACCTGTAGAGAAAAACTTTAAATATATTTATCAGGGTTCAAATCCACCTTGCTGTTATGAGTAAACAAGCTAACTTAAAAAATCAACAGAAATTAAAGATTTATCTGCAGAAAAATGGCAACAACACTAACACTAAACCAAACAATAAAACAACTAACAGACTACGGAAACCAACACGCACAAATTAACTTTGTGTACTTTGGCGAGGTGTACAATAGGTTGAGCCAAGAGGATGTTACATATCCTGCCATGTTTATAACTCTGGAGAGTTCTAATATTCTGGCTAAACAGATTGAGTTCAGATTCAGCCTTTACTTTATGGACAGGCAGTTGCAAGAAACTGAAGGTCAGGAGGTGTTATCTGATATGACTCAAGTTTGCGGAGATATTGTTGCACAGATTAGGAATAACTCAAATATTTGGGATGCTCCTGATACAATAGCTCTGGAGTATTTTACGGAGAGTGATCCAGATTATTTGGCAGGTGTAAGAGCAGATGTAACTTTAACTTTACCATTAATTAATGACAGGTGTCAAGTTCCAACTAAATAACTATGGAGTCAAAAAAAATAAATCAATTAGCCACTAACGTAAATCCTCAGACAAGTGATTTAACTACCATTGGCGATCCTATCACAGGGCAGCTAAAGAAAATCACATGGTTGCAGGTTGCTCATTTAATTGGTGCTCAGGCATCAGTTACATTGCAGCAGGTTACAGATAACGGAAACACTACAACTGATCCAATAACTACAGGAGGATTAACTCTTACCAATTTGGGAACAGGTGTTCCTCAGGTAACTAATGGTGAATTTGTTAGCACTTATGGTTATGGTTTGGCTAATGGTGTTGCAACTCTGGATTCAGGAGGTAAGATTCCTGCCTCACAGTTGCCTTCATCAGTCATGGAATATAAGGGCACATGGAATGCCTCAACTAATACTCCAACTCTGGCAGATGGCACAGGAGATAATGGAGATGTATATTTAGTTAATGTTGCAGGTTCACAGAATTTAGGTAGCGGAACGATCAGTTTTGCGGTTGGAGATTGGGTTGTTTATAATGGAACTATCTGGCAGAAATCTCTGAATAGCAATGCAGTTGCGAGTGTATTTGGCAGAACAGGAACGATAGTAGCTCAGGAGGGGGATTATAATATTGATCAACTTGGAGATGTGGCAATTACATCTGCAGCGACTAATGATTATTTAAGATACAACGGATCATCTTGGGTAAATACTCAGTTTCCTACTTTTGTTTCATCTGATAAATTAGTTCTACAGGTTAGAAATAACTCAGGAGCTACAATAAATAAAGGTACAGTAGTTTACATCAATGGAGCTACTGCAGGTTATCCTACTATTGCTAAGGCATTGGCTAATGATGATGCTACTTCGGCACAGACTATAGGAATGGTTCAGGATAATATATCTAATAACTCTAATGGAGTTGTAGTTATTGTCGGGCAAATTACAGGTGTTGATACATCAGCCTATACTGCGGGAACTCAGTTGTATTTATCAGGAACTACTGCAGGAGCAGTAACAAGCACAAAGCCATATGCTCCAATACATTTGGTTTATATTGGTATCGTAACTACTCAGAATGCAGTTAATGGTGTCATTGAGGTTAAGGTGCAAAACGGAGTAGAATTAGAGGAATTGCATAATGTCGATGCACTCAATCCTAACAATAATGATGGGATTTTTTACAATAGTACATCTGAACTTTGGGAGCATAAATCTATAGCAACTGTTTTGGGATATACTCCAGAACAGCCTTTGACATTCTCATCTCCTTTAGTTAGAACTACAAATACAATATCAATTTTAGATGCAAGTGCAACTCAAAGTGGTGTTATAACTACTGGCACACAAACTATTGCAGGAGCAAAGACATTTAGCTCTAATGTAACTGGTGCTGCATTTTTAACAAGTGCAAATAGCTTTTATCAATTGGGATATGGTTCTGATCTTGCATCAAGAAGTTGGCAGATTAAAAATGATGAGCTTGATCCGGGTGATTTAAATATAATGCAGTCAACAACAAGGACTGGATCAACTTATTCAACTAAATTTAGAATAAAGCCAGATGGCATTTTAGTTTTTGGCAATGGCACTAATTCATTTGAAGCAAGTGGATATGGTTATGTAGATGGAATATTTGAAGCTACTACAATAAAAAAGACTGCAGGTACATCATCTCAATTCTTAAAAGCCGATGGTTCTGTTGATAGTAATACATATTTAACAACATCAAGTGCTTCATCTACATATTTGCCTTTAGCTGGCGGTACACTCACTGGGGCATTAAGTGGTACAAGTTCAACATTTACTGGAGTTGTACAAGGATCAGCAATCAAGCTGACAAATATGACTGCAGGATCAGGTGCTTTGTATTATAACACTGGTGAAAGCAGACTAACTCTTGCAAATTATAATGCAAGTGGAATTATTCGTTTTGAAACAAATGGAGGTACAAATGCAGGAACAATCAATGCGGATCAAACATGGACATTCCCTGCTCAAATAAACGGATTAACTGCACAATTTACAGGAAGTGTTACAACTCCTGCAGGGTTTTATATTGATTTAAATACATATCTGTATGAAGGTATTTTACAATTGACAGACTTAGTTAATAAAAAGAACATACTAAAATTTACTGCATCTACATCTGGACATTATATATTTACTACATTTCTAAGCGGAGGTTCACAGCAACCACTTTACATAAGTGCAAAATCAACTGCTGGTCAAAACGTGATATTCAACACAGATGGAACATCAACGTTTAGTCATGGTATAAGCGGAACGAGTGCTACGTTTAGTTCAGGAGTAAGTGCAATAGGTCAAGAGCAAGCTATAACATTTCAAAGAACAACTGGAACTGCATCAGATGTTTATTCATTTAATGCAGATAGTAGTGGAGCCTATCTGTATAATAATACAACTTCAAAAGTTTTAACATACTGGAGAGAAGGTGGGGATGTTGGCATCGGGACTGATTTGCCGAGTTATCAATTACAAGTTTTAAAAAATCAAGCTGCATCAACAACAATATCAATTGACAATAATACAGGAAACACAGCAGCACACGCACAATTATTATTGCATACTGGCGGTGCTGCATCTGGTGACCCATTTGTATATTTTAACAATGAAGTAACTGCATGGTCAATTGGATGTGATAATAGTGATAGTGATAAATTCAAAATAAGTCAAGCAAGTACTTTAGGAACTAATGACTTTTTAACCATCACAAGTGGCGGCAATGTCGGCATCGGGGTTAATTCGCCATTAGACAATCTTCATGTTGCTGCATCAGAAGCAGGAAATGTTGGAATATCAGTACAAAATACAAATGCAAGTTATTCTGCACAGGTAAGATTTTTGAATAGTGCAAATTCTGAAATGGCTGCAATTACTTATGTTCAGTCAAATACATCTTTAGTATTTGCAGTGAATAACGGAAATAGAATGACCATAACGAGTGGGGGGAATGTATTGATTAATGAAACTAATGTTTCATCACAAGGTGAAAGATTTAATGTCACAAATTCCAATTTAGGTGCTATGTTCAAAACAACCGGCGGCTCTACAAATAACTGGGCAGCTAACTTTTGGAATAATGGAACATCAGGTAACAACTTATTTGTTGAATTTGGAACTGAAACTGCATATACTGGTAGAGGTTCTATTGATTATAATAGAGGTGCTGGATTGACCAGATATAATACAACATCAGATGCTAATTTGAAAAATATTATTGGTTTGTCAGATAGGAAAAAATCAATTGATATACTTTCTTCTACAAAAATTCGAGAATATTCTTGGAAAGAAGATTCAACAGAGAATATACAAATTGGAGTAATTGCTCAAGAATTATATCAAACATTCAAAGGAGCAGTTTCAAAAGGTAGTGAGCAAGAATTATTTGGTACTGAAAATTATAAAAACTGGGGAGTAGATAAGACTGCATTTACATTTCATTTAATAGCAGGATGGCAAGAGCATGAAAGAATAATTAAAGAACAACAAGCACAAATAGAAGAATTAAAATCAAAATTAAATTAATATGATAGAACATTATTGGATTATATCCGCAATGGATTGCGTACCGAAAGAAGGTGAATTGATAGATGTAGTATCAACCGTACATTGGCGCAGAGATGCCGAGGAAGTAGATGGCGAAAAGACCTATTATGGCGATATCTATGGAGCTCAAAGTTTCGCTGCACCTCACGAGGCAGCATTTACCCCTTACGCAGACTTGACATTTGAGCAAGTATGCGGATGGCTTGAGAGTGCGCTTGATGTTGCAGCTCTTGATGCAGCACTTGATTCACAGATCGAGAATCAGAAAAATCCACCGATTGTGCAATTGCCTTTGCCATGAAATCAAAATAATTTGTAAATTAGCACAAATTTTAATTTATGACTAATCAACAATTGATTCAAACTGCAAATCTAATCGGAGCTTACATAGGTGAGCAGAAAACCAAAACTCAGAAAAAGCTATTTAAAATCTATGAGAAGTTAAAACCTTCT